AGCCTCAAAGCACTCAAGGCAGCTATAGTCGATGGAGAATTCGCTGAGGACGCTACAGAGGCCAGTGAGGTCTCTACAGCGGATGGGGCTGACACTTGGGACTGTGTTCACCCTTGTGCTTTGCTGATCACTAAGCTCCGAATGTTCGATGGCACTATCATCGAGACACTCGGAAACTACGGTTGGCTCGACGTTATGGGGCGGCCCGATATCGCCAGAGCAGAGCGAGAAATTAAGCGAGTAGAGAATCTCAAAAAAATCTCAGAATAGGTGTTGACGAGCCGAACTAATGCCGATAAGATGACGTATAAGAGACAGAGGAAACATTAACTAACTTTACCAGGAGATGCTAAGATGACTTTTTCAAACGACAACAACAACGGAGAATCACGCATGTTCACTATCGACTTCTACACCATCAAGCAGTACACAGGCAAGCTAACCTTCGAAAGCTCTACAGACTTCGCTCATGAAGTTCTCTGTATGACTATCGACGACAGCATCGTAGCCTTTCAAGCTCGATACCCTAACGGCAAGCTTCACCGCGAATTCGTTAACATTAACGCTCAGGAGCTTGTCAAAACTTGCCCATGCGAGAAAAGCTGGGTAAATACTTTGGGCGGCGTAAGTCCAGAGGAGGCAGTGAGTTACGACAGCTTCGAAGAATAATTTAGATTTTACACCGCCGAAAACCTAATAAAATCCCGACTAATTTATGGAGACGATACTAATGGAGAACGAGATGATTAACGACGAAAGACTATCACTGATCGAGCAGGCCGCTAAGATGTACATCCGGGATAACCCCGGACAGCTACAGAACTACGAGTTATCCGACTTAGTGAATGAGACGGTTTGCTTACTACTTGAGGGCTACGCGGGGCAGAAGATAGACGGTAACGCTATGTTCAGCGTGAAGAATGCAGCTTATCGATTAGGGCAAGTAGAATGTCAAGAGATGACCGGCCACGACTTCACGGCAGACGAAGGAGCTACTCCTTCAGGTAGACGTAACACCGACGACGACTACGTTAGCCAGATGGAGATAGACGACTGGGTAGAAACTAAGCTAGACCCTGATCAGCAGTTTATTGTCGAGCATCTATTGCAGGGATACACTCACGACGACATAGCCGCGAAAGTCGGTCTAGCTAGACGAACAATCACAGACCGAGTAGCAGCAATTCAAGAGATCGCAAAGGAGGATTTTGATGTCAATTAAGAATTACCCTAACTGGCTTGTGTGGCAGCAGAAGCACCAACCCGTATCTGCCTTAACCGGCAAGAGTGCAGGCTGGAACCGCAACTTAGCCACATACGCCGAAGCAGCCCAATTCTGCCTCGATAACCCCGGCTACCAGATTGGCCTATGCTTCAGCGAAGACCTACCCTACATTGGTCTGGATCTTGATGCCTGTATCGGCGAGAACGGCCTCGAAGACTGGGCTAGAGACATTATCTTATCGTTGGTCGACTGCATGGTTATCGACAATAAAAGTGTCTCTGGCACAGGTGTGAAGGTTGTGCTTAAATGTAGCGAGAAGGTCAAGCGTGGTGTTAAGTTTGTTGAGGCTGCACAGCACGGTGACCATGTACCGCAAGTGGAGCTATTTAGTGACAACAAGTACTTTGCTTTAACTCAACCACTCTACATCTGCGACGATACAGATAATGGAGTAGACGAAGCTAACCTTAGCACTCTGAGCGAGATCATGGGTTACGATGTCAAGGCTTTCGAAGTTGTAGAATCATCCGAAGCAACGGCAGGCGAAACATCGGCTGAAGAGCTTAAAGGGATGCTGGATAGGCTCGATGTCATGAACTACGATTCTCGCGAGTCATGGTTCAAGATACTTTCGGCGGCGCATCATGCCACAGGAGGCTCTGACGAAGGGTTAGAGGTATTCAAAGCATGGTCGGCGGGCGATGCGTCCAGTTACAACGAAAGCGACTTACGGAGGGACTGGGACAGCCTAGACACTAACACTGCCAGACCAATTACAGTGGCTACAATCGTGAGAGAGTTGGCTCCTGAAGATCGGCCACGCATTGAACCCGAAGCAGACTTCGACGCTATTGAAGCTCCTAAGTCAACTTCACGCTTACTAGGTTGGCTACTCAACGAGACGACTCGTAACCACAGCAAGGTAGTTGAGCAATTGGCTATCGACCGCGAAGGTGAGGTCATTAAGTATGTTGCAGACTGGGACTGTTGGATTATTTTTGATGGCTCGAAGTGGATCAGAGACTCGAAAGGCTCTCGTATCCACCAACACGTAAAAGAGTACATCACATCTCTGCAAGCTAGGATTCCCGACAATGGAGATTCAGAAGCAGCAGCGAAGGCGATGGGCTGGGTAAGTAACTTGTTGAACTATAACCCCACAATGGGCGTGGTTAGGCAGGCACGGGGAGAGCGGGGCTTGATGATTACTTTGGAGCAGATGGGCGATAAACCTAATCTGCTAAACTTTCGAAACGGAACTTACGATCTTGAAAAAGACCTATTCCGGGGCCACGAACCTACAGACTATTTATTCCATACTTGTGAGACCGACTACGTTGCTGGTCAAGAAGCTACGCTATGGAACCGAGTTATTGGGGAGATTTTTGATGGTGATACTGACCTCATCAGCTACGTCAGACGGTTGCTTGGGTATAGCATCTCAGGCGACACTAGCGATCCTGTATTCAACATCTTTTATGGTGACGGTGCGAACGGTAAGTCTACAGTTGTTGGTGCTGTTAGTGGTCTGCTGGGCGAGTATTCTAGGGACTTACCCTCAGAACTATTCAACAAGCAGAAAGAGCTTCACCCAACATATCTCGCAACATTGCGAGGGGCAAGGCTTGCAGTCGTCGCGGAGATGGAAAGTGACGTGCAACTCGCTGAAGCCACGATCAAGAAAGTCACATCGTCTGACATGATCGAGGCTAGGCGTATGCGAGAAGACCCCTGGAGCTTTAAACCTTCCCATACTTCGGTGCTGTGTACTAATCACCTACCGACAGTCAAGGGAAGCGATAAAGGCATCTGGCGGCGTTTGAAGTGTGTGCCGTTCGAAGTGGACTTAACAGATAGAAAGGATGCAACGATTCCAGAGCGATTGACTCACGAATACGCTGGGATAGCCAATTGGCTTATCGAGGGCTATCGGGAGTACAAGCAGAATGGCATTGGGACATGCAAGGCTGTTGATGAAGCTACTGCTGCATATCGCGAGAATGAGGATGAGTTCCAAAGGATGTTCGAGGATTTATTCACGACATCGGAGGATTCATACTTGCCAGTGGTCGATGCTCTACAGGTCTACACCGCTAACGGTGGACGACTAGGCCGCAAGAAGTTTGTTGCTGAAGTGGAGCGGATGGGTTTCGAAGCCCGCAGATACCGAGTGAACGGAAGTCAGGTTCACAGCTTTAAAGGTTTACGTTTAGTTATGACAGAATTTGGAGGTTAAGATGTTTGATTGGATGTACGAGAAGTTGAAGTCTAAGAAGCAAGCGATTGAAGATATGGTTTGTAACCTATGTGGTGAACCTGTCTTGAGCTTCAAAGACGAGGACAGCTTGAAGGAGTATCATATCTCTGGATGCTGCCAAAATTGCCAGGATGAGATATTCGAACCCGATCCTTACGTGGAGGAAATCGATGAAGTATAAACTTAGACCATCTGGCTCTGCTCGTTGGTTAGCTTGCCCGGCCTCATTAGTGTTAGAGGCTGGTGTTGAGCCAGAGAAGCGAGATGACCTGCACGCAGCCTATCTAGGCTCAGCAACCCACGAACTGCTTGAGATGTGTATCAAGCAGCAGAAGCGGGCTGAGGCTTTTAGGGGCGAGTTCATCACAGTTTACGATGAGGAACAGCAGAACTTCCCATACGTTAAAGAAGTCGATGAGACGATGATTGCTTCGGCTAACTTCTTCATCGATACGGTGGGCGAACCATTGCCGGGATCGGAAGTTTATTCCGAGTTGCAGATGGAGCATAGCGAGATACCGGAACTTCGCGGTACCGCTGACTACCTTTGCATAAACGGCGACCATGCAGGGCTTTTCGATCTTAAAAACGGTCGAGGAATCGTGCAGGTCAAGAGTAGGAACGGGGAGCTTAACAAGCAGTTGCTGTCTTATGCAGCAATGGTCTTCGATAAGTTCCCGCAAGTTGAGACGATGACCATCGGGATTATCCAACCCAATGGCTCCACTAAAAAGAAAGTACGCACCACAGGAATAAATCGAAAAGATTGCGAAATACACCTTGACAGAGTAAAGGAAGCTGCTAGACTTGCCGATGAAGCTACCGAGGCGAACTTGAATGTTATCGCTTCCGAAGGTTCACATTGCTATTTTTGCAAAGCCCGTAACGTCTGCCCTGTTCGGGGACAGAAAGAGATTAACCGAGATTTTGGAGGAGATGCCAACCAAGTAAAATAAGTTGCAGAAGTTTTCAGAGTTTACTAAGTTTTAAAAGTTAAAGAAAGAAATTTGATTATGTCTACAAGAATTACTACCCCTTCGTTCGTCGCCAGCTTCCCTAACCTTTTCGAAGCATCAGGATTCGACGGTCAAGATCCTAAGTTCAGCGTTACGATGCTTTGGGATAAGGAAGAAGATTTATCAGCATTGAAGGCTGCATGCGAGGCGGCCATCGTGAAGAAGTTTGGAGATAAGAGACCGGCTAATATTCAGCTGCCGATGAAGGACGGTAACGAAAAGCTCGATGCTGAGGGAAATGTTCGCCCAGAGTATGCGGGTAAGAAGTTTGCGATTGCTAAGGCTAAGCACACAGATCCACCGAAAGTAGTGGACTTGGAGCTTAACCCAATCCTGGATAAAAGTGAGATTTACGGTGGCTGTGAGCTTCGGGCTGCCGTTAGTGCCTATTGCTGGAGTTTTGCTGGTAAGCATGGTGTCTCGCTCTACCTCGGAAACGTCCAGAAGACAGGAGCCGGTGAAGCCTTCGGTGGCGGCGGGAACTCTGTCGAGTCTGACTTCGGCGGTTTCTAAGCCTTATTAACCATTGCAGCCCACTCAATTGTGGGTGGGCTGCTTTTTTTTCTCAAGTTTTGCTATTGAACCATCCGATGATACTTGCGTATACTAGACTGACAGACAAACAAACCACGAAAGGCGACCCATGAAAACCTGTACCAAATGTAAGATCGAAAAGCCTTTCGAGGACTTCGGTAAGAACAGAACAAAGAAAGACGGACTATGTACCTGGTGTAAAGATTGCAGGAACCAGCAGAAAAACGAGTATCGCAAAACAGCTAGGGGCAAGGCAGCGAGAGCTAAGACCAGTGCAGCTTATAGAGCTAGAGAAGGCCAAAAAGAGAAACAAGACGCATATAACGAAGTTTATAGGAACGTACCGAAAAACAAGGCGAAGCAGGCAGCTTACATGGCCGAATATTTGGCATCACCCAAGGGGAAGGCTGCAACGGCGAAACGTCGAGCTAACTACGTACCATCTGAAGAATGGGAGATCAAAAAGCACCTACCTCACACTATGTACCTTATTCGTTTCACTCAAGGCAATCGAACCTACATTAAGCCTGGCATAACAAGAAAGTCTATACAAAGGAGGTTCTCCACTGACATCTACCACAGCAGAATGTCTAACTTCGAGATTCTCGACTCGATAACCTTTAAAGACTTCGAGACATGTAGCGTAGCAGAGTCAATCATTCACGATGCTACCCTTGACAGCCACGTAACGCCTGTGATAGCATTTAATGGATCGGTTAGCGAGTGCAGGCAACCAGAAGCACTAGAGCAGATTATTTCTATGTTCGACTCGGCACGTGCCGGACTGGACAACACTAATTAGTAACGGAGGAGAAGAGTTATGAGTCGAGTATTAGCCATTGGAGACACGCACTGTCCATGTATGCGAGACGGATACGTAGACTTCTTATTAGAGACGTACCACGCTTGGGATTGCGATCGAGTAGTCCATATCGGCGATTTAGTTGATAACTGTGCTTTGAGTTTCCACCTCAAGAAACCTAGCCTTAAAGACCCAGAGAGGGAGTACGAGCAAGCAATGGAGCAGGTAGCTATGCTAACATCTGCTTTCCCCGAAGCTGATCTACTCGTAGGTAATCACGATGCCTTACCTTACCGATGGGCACAAGAGATGGGAGTACCGGATTCGTTTCTGCGGGAACCTAAAGACCTCTGGCAGCTCCCTGAAGGCTGGAATGTGGTTAAGCGGTTCGGTCAGGTTATCATCGACGATGTGATATATCAGCATGGCGACCGAGGGCGGGCTAGTGCTATCTTGAACGCTAAGGATGAGTTCCGAAGCTGTGTACAGGGACACCACCACAGCAAAGCAGGAGTAACCTACTACGCTAACAAGTTTACCCGTATTTTCGGCCTCCAGACAGGGACGGGAGCCGATCATAACCACCAGCAGCAAGAGTATGGCATTAAATACTCAAGCAAGCCTATCCTTGGATGCGGCATCGTTCTGGATGGTGTCACAGGTATTTTTGAGCCTTGGCAGATTTAAGCCTAAATTTTCTCGAGATAGGGCTTGCCTCTCGACGATGTAAGCCCTAAACTTGGGTATTCACTTATTAACAACCACTTGGAGGAGTAACAATGACACGCGAAGAGATCGGAAGCAAAACTGACGAGGGTGCAGCTACAGCAGCAGAGGCAGCAGCACAGTCCATCAAAATTGTGATTTATGGAGGGCAACGATAATGAACTACTACCGCAATATCCTCGCTTCGGATTACGAAGCTATCGAGGCTTACGAAGAATCACAGGACTTAATTGACGAGTTATGCGTCGAAGAGATGCAGGAAATGTTTAGCTATACCGAGAACAATTTCGCCCAATACAGTGCTATTGTATCCTGCGACCCCTCTGGCGGCATCATAGGCTACATAATCTACTTTGAGCTTAACAAGTATCCTGGCAAGCGTAGTATCCTTAGATGCTATGTAGCCCCGGAAGCTCGTCGAAGTGGGGTAGGCTCCGAGTTAATCAGTCGAGTCGCACCAACTAAGACCGGCGACCGAATCGCTATTGAGATCGGTGAGGAAGACTATGCTTCCGCGGCCTTCCTTCGTAAGAATGGCTTCGTAGTCAAGGAAGTTGTTGACGCTGAGTATAACGAAGAAGGCGAACTTGAGGCTGACGGCTTTATGATCCTAGTGAACGAGAAGCGGCCAGCGTTGGAACTATCACAGCGTATTAAGTGGAGGGCAGTCTGATGACACTAGAGGCGTTTATCGCAGCAGTCCCAATGATTGTGGGGCTACTGTATTCGAGTGTAGCGATAGCCTATCTGTGCAAGGGAGATGTTGCTTGGGCTATCGTTTGGGGGAGTTATGCTTTGGCTAACGTAGGTTTAATAATGGTAGGTCTGAGACAATGAGAATTTTACACATCGACTTCGAAACATCCTCGAAGGCTAATATCAAAGACACTGGCACATATCGTTACTGTGCCGATCCAACCACAGAAGTTATCTGTGTCGGCTGGGCTTTCGGTGATGATCCTGTCCAGGTCTCAGAGAGGCTACCTAATGAAGTCCTCGAACATATCGAGTCCGGTGGGCTAGTTTACGCACACAATGCCTCGATGGAAGAACAGATCCTATATCACATCTACGGCATTGAAAACGTCAATATGCGATGTACCTCAGCAGTAGCGAGCTACCACGCACTCCCGGCAAGCCTCGAAGCAGTCGCGGAACATCTTGGCCTCGATGTCAAGAAAGACAAAGAAGGCTCTAAAGTCCTTCGTAAGCATTTCAAGACTCCAGTGAGCGAGATACCTGCTTCTGACCTCGAAACTATCAAGGCCTACTGTAGGCAGGATGTCGAAGTTGAGCGGGCCATTCATCAAAGGTTAGGCGAATTGCCAGCCAACGAATTGAAGGTATGGCAACTAGACCAGAAGATGAACCGTAAAGGCTGGAAAGTCGATACCGCATTAGCTCGCTCTTGCATCAAAGCAGTCGAAGAAGCCAAGGCTACCATCGAAACTGACCTACAGCGATTAACAGGGGGAGTGGCAGAGAAGCCTACTCAGGTCAAGCGAATCATCACCTGGCTCGAATCTCGCGGGATTGAGACAGCGAATCTTACGAAGGATACTGTGGTTGATTTGCTTGAACAGGATCTACCGGCTGAAGTCCGCGAAGTGTTGCTTTGTAGGCAGCGAGGTGGTGGAAGTGCTACAGGCAAATATGTCAAGGCTCTAGCTATGGCTGATCCTAATGATAGTAAGGTTCGAGGGAACTTGAAGTATCATGGAGCAACGACCGGCAGATGGGCCGGTAGTGGCCTCCAAGTCCAAAACTTACCTCGAGGCAATGTTAGCGACACGGACACACTGGCTGATATGTTCCTCCGTGGTAACATCGGCAAGGTTAAGGAAGTCGCGGGCAATGTCTACGATGGAGCTAAGTCTGCTGTGAGGCCACTTCTGACGGCATCTAGCCCAGATAAGCGATTGATCGTCGCAGATTACTCAGCTATCGAATGTCGAGTATTGGCTTGGTTAGCCGGTCAGGAGGATCTAGTGCAAGAGATTCGAGATGGTGTTGATACTTACTGTAGCTTCGCCAGCAAGGTATTCAAGAAGACTATCACGAAGGAGGATAAGAAAGAGCGGGCAGTTGGCAAGGTGGCTATTTTGGGCTTATCTTACGGAATGGGGGCCGCAAAGTTTCAGGATACTTTGAAATCCATGGCAGGTTTGCAAGTTAACCTAAACTTCGCCCAATCTGTTGTCGATACTTACCGTAGCACCTACGCCCACATTCGAAACTATTGGTACGACTTGGAGCGTAACGCTATCGAAGCTGTCAAGTATGGGGAAAGCAAAGATGGGAAATGGTATCGCGAAGGTAAAACTCTGCACCACATCCTTTCTAGCGGTCGAATCATACGATACCAAAATGTCTCGTTAATGGCTGGAAAGTTCGATAACGAGGCGATTAAGTATCGGCGGCCCCTAGGCAAGAATATGGTTTGGAGCGACACTTACGGTGGAAAGCTAACAGAGAACATCTGCCAAGCTACAGCCCGTTGCGTCATGTCGGATTCTATGCTAAGATTGGACGAAGCAGGGATTGACTTGATCGCTACAGTTCACGATGAAGTGATAGCAGAAGCCCCGGCTAATGAAGCCGACTTGACTCTCGAACGTATGGAGTCTATTATGAGTGAAGAGAAGGCGTGGAGTGGTGGTCTACCGTTGGCTACTGAAGGTTTTGTATCTTATCGGTTTAAAAAGTAATGGAGGAAGTTATGAGTAAGAAGTACGATACGATCTATCTTGATTGGGATGGTGTGCTGTGGAACTTTAAGCAGGCGTTCTGCGATTGGTTCGAGATTTTAGACCGCGACTCCGACAAGTGGGAGTTCTACGAGGAGTTCGGCATGTCTGCCTCTAAGTTCCAGGAGTTACTAAGTGAGCTACCGCAGGAGTTCTGGCAACAGGAGAAATACCTCATACCTCATGCCCACAAGCTAGTCGAGTGGGCTAAGGCTAACGCTGATAACGTGTTCGTGCTTACTGTAGCTCCTGAATGGTCTACAGCACAGGGCAAGCAAAACCTAGCCCGTAAGCACTTTAACTTAGGTGTCTACACTGTCGCCAAGGCAGAAGAGAAGGTTGAGTTTGCTACGGATGGTGCTTTACTCATCGACGACAAACCTAGCTCAGTTGTTAGGTTTGCCAATGAGACCAGCTTATCGGGTGGCTACATCTGGCCTGCCGAGTATAATGATGGACTCGACGAGTCGTGGTACTTCGACGTATCGCAGCTTGAGAAGGCTACTGTTGACTCGAAGCCAGTGTTAGATTACGATGCTATGGATGAGGCGAAGCGGCGTAAGATGACTCCACTCTATTCGGGGTTACTTGCCTACTTCCCTGATGCACTGGCTATGGTGGCTCAGAATAGCGTTATCGGACAGCACCAGCACGGTACACTAGACGAGCCGTTACACTGGGATCGTTCGAAGTCATCGGATGACCCTGACGCTATGTTACGCCATATGGCTGACCATAGCCGAAACCCCTATGATACTGATGGGAGATTACATCTAGGTAAAGTAGCCTGGAGAGCTTTGGCAATGTTACAGAAGTTTATTGAGGAGGAGAATCAGTGTGGGTAATACCAAAGAACTTACAGCTATCAGCTTTTGTGCCGGATACGGTGGAATCGAAAGAGGACTTGAGCTTGCTGGAGTCAGAATTAGAGTCGTCGCTTATGTGGAGATCGAAGCCTTCGCGATTGCGAACCTGGTTGCTAAGATGGAATCGGGAGAGTTGGCTCCGGCTCCTATTTACACGGATCTTAAAACCTTCCCAGCAAGCTACTTTCGCGGAAAAGTGGACATCTTCACTGGAGGATATCCCTGTCAGCCCTTCAGCTTATCAGGTAAAGGACTCGCCCAAGACGACCCCCGGCACTTGTGGCCGTACCTCCTCGAACACATACGAGCAATTAGACCTGTTCGATGCCTCTGGGAGAACGTCTACGGCCACGTCCATCGAGGACTCGAAGAAGTGTTGTCCGACATGGAAGCAGAGGGCTACCGAACAGAATTCGGCATATTCTCAGCGGCTGAAGTCGGTTCAGTCCATGAAAGGAAAAGAGTCTTTATCTTGGCCGACTCCAACGGCACACATAGCGAAAGAAGGGGGTTACCCAGCGGAATACAATCGGAACAGCCCATCAATAACGGCTGTGATGTTACAGCGGGAGGGATTGCCTCACAGTTCTGGGAAGATGAACCCGGAATATCTCGAATGGATGATGGGAGTCCAGATTGGTTGGACAGAGTTAGGATGTTGGGGAACGGAGTAGTTCCTCAAACAGCGTGTAGAGCTTGGCAAGTATTAACTAGGAGGTTTAGTAATGAGCAAGGGTGATAAGAATAGGACGGTTGACAGAGAATCCTATCGTGATACAATGGAGCGTATCAGGCGGAACGAAGAACAAAAGAAGGAGGCTAAGAAATGAACATTGAGCAACAACGAGAGTACGTCGAGACTCTAAAGGAGATGTGGTTTAAGACCCTTCGAGTCTGCGGGGCCAACAGCAAACCAGAGAAGGCTATGCTAGATGCTCTAGCAGAGCAGAAACAGAAACTACAAGAAATGGAGGACGACAATGCTTAGGATGCTATCAGCTCTAATGTGGCAGACTGCCTTCATCCTGCTTCTCGTACTATGCGGGCTGCCATCGCTCGCATGGTTCGTAGGTGGAATGGCTCTTATGTTTTGGTGTATCGTATGGGTATTAGCCCAGAAAGTAGGTGAGTGATGAACAGGCTTAAATTTCTACGAGTGGTTTACTTGCTTCCGATCCTGCTATTGGGTCTGTGGCCTGTGCCAGTCAACTGCGTCCAGTGTGGCGATCGTATCATCACAGAGAGCGTATTCGCGAGAGTCGCGGCAAACTGGGAAAGTAATTTCTTTTGCGGGCTTGGGTGTGCTCACGATTGGCTAGATGAGCATCCACTTCGAGACGAGAATGGTGACATTATTAGGAGGACGAAGCAATGAAGTACATATTCACATTCAATCTGTGGGATGGCCGTAAGGTCGACATCGAGTCCCGACTAATGAATTGGGCCATGGAAGACGCGATGAAGCAGGACATCTTCCTAGATGCCATCGAAAGCATTACAGTACGGGAGAAGTGTTATGATTAGAGACGAGAAGGGCAAGCTCTCATCTAGCCGAATCTGCCTGTTCATCATGCTTAGCCTGTTCTGCTATCTAGCAGTAGCAGGCCAAGCAGTTGAGCCAGTGGTTTGGAATACGATACAGAGCGTTATGTTGCTGTGCCTCGGAGGTGCATCAGTTCGCGGGACAGTAAGCTGTTTAGGAGGTAAGCATGATTGACGGCGAAGATTACGAAGTTACGGTACTAGGCCAGTCCTTCACAATCACACACGTTCCGAATCTTCTCGTAGAAGGTGACCGGTGTGAGGGGGCTTGCTACGTTAGCGAGAGGATTATCAAGCTAGACGACGAGCTTAGGTTCCAACCTGAGCGATACAATCGAGTGCTGAAGCATGAGCTTATGCACGCTGCACTTAGAACGAGTGGACTGGCAGAGATGATGGAGCTAAAGATGGAAGAAGCGATATGTGTTTTGGTCGAGAGTATCTCAGTTAAATAGGAGGTGGAGGATGTTTATGGTGTTTTTGGTTGCGTTTGCTTCGGTGTATGTCACAGCAGCGGTTTGGTTAGCTTTCAGATTCGAGAGCAAACGATAGATATTGAAACGAAAAAAGCCCCCATAGCTACTTGAGCTATGGGGGCTTTCTTATGTTATGGGTGGTGACTTTCGAAACGATCTACTCATCACCAGCTATCGGGGCAAATAGCTTCCCATTGTTTATTACGTGTCTAAAATGTCCACTGCTAGATCGGAAATCGTATAGGACGAGTTACCCGCGTCTTTAGCATTATACCTAACCTGACCAAACCCGATACAGAACGGTGTGTTGAGAGCAGCCAACACCGGAAGTGTCGGTATTGACAATGTGGTAGCACCGTGCTGAATTAGGAAGTCGCGATCCCACTGGTTATATGTTATCCCACCCGACTCGTAAGTACCTGCGGGAGTGAATTTAATGTCGATGGTTATATCCTCTGATGGATCAGTTCCTGCACTATACAAAGTGCCACCACTCCCACTACCGACCGTAAACTGTCTAACGTAAGTATCAGTCGCCACATCGTATACCACTTCCATGAATACATTGGCAACATTACCGCTCGTCTCGTAGCTTATTTTGAAATCTACAAAAGGCGTTTTTGTCGTCTCCGTCATTCCAGAAGGCCACCCACCGCTAGGCACATTAACGCTAAAGTTATCCGAAAAAGATAACCTGACAGTGTTATTTTCGCACGGATTCCATAGGGCCGCGTCATTATTCAAGCCATCTGATGAGTGGTTGAGGGTCATCGTACTAGTGCCAGTTACCGCGTAGTTAGCGATACGGCTGTACATACTAAACGAGTTAGATGCACTTTCGAAGTCTATAGCACCGTAGGTGGTTGTTCCGTGATACCAGTAGAGTCCTGTAGGTGGGTTATTAGGGCCGGGACTTGCGGGTGCTATAGATGGAGTCCAGGGATAGAGTGTACTGTTAGTTTGGAGGTAGGGCCAAGCCGTGTAATCACTTATTACAGACAAGGAAGATGGGGCGGCTATTTGGGCAGAATCATAGACGACACCAGCTTGGTTGCAGGCACAACTTGTGTCACCGTTTACGTGGAGCTTCACGTTGTCGATGGTCGTTGTTGCTTGGTCAGTGAACCTAGCGTTAATGAACCCGATTCTAGGCTGAGAGCACCAGTCGTTATTAGTTTGCCTGTATGCTAGAGGGTTGGAGTTTCTACTACCTCCAGAGGTGAGCGACTCAAACAATACCACGCCATCCTTACTAACCTTGAATTCGAAGGTGCATGTATTACCTGTTGCAACCACCATATCATATAGCTCGATCTTGTACGTACCGTGTAGAATAGAAGTATCGCCTGTGTCAGTAAAGCTTGTGTTAAGTAGGAATTGAGTCAAAACACCGGAACCGCTGACCGTAGTGTAGTTGAACTTAGCCGAGTACCTAGTCTTAGAGTTGGAGAATACGCTGTCGAATTGTATTGAAGGTTCGAATAGGTTTTGGGAGGTGGGCACTGTGAAATCCTGATCAGTTAATCCAGCATAGAAGTCAATCTCGGTATTGGCTCCAGCACCTAAGTCAACCAAGTCGAACTCCATTGTAGTGGCGTTAGCGTAGCCGCTTATAAACTCTGGAACCCCTGAACCGTCTTTATCTAAACCCCACCCCCTGTAGATACCGTAGGCATTGGAGTTGACTACACTAGACGAAATCTCTAGTTGCCCAGAAGAGTTCTCGATAGCTACTACGTCATTATTTGTAGCTGGCATTAACTCCCACTCAGTACTTCCGGCGTTTGGTTGCCCTATGACAGTGCTACCTGAGCCGTAGGTATCGAAGGCATCGTAGAGACACGTAGGGCCACAACCTGTGACCGGTGACCCACATCAGCACCTCGCTACACTTAGCCAATTAACCATTATATCCCCTTTGATGTTATTAAGCGTCTTCACATTCTGCACCAGTGATTCGCCAGATACCTTCATCGGCAAACCAAGTTATCATTACTTCCTTACCCAAGGATACCTGAGTAGTCCCAGCCATCCAATCGAGTGAAGCTGTCTCATCCTCAGTCGTATCGACGCCAGCACGCCAGATGCTAACAGTGCCTGTAGAGCCTACAGTGATGTCAGCATCAGCCTTACCGATCTTGACAGTCTGTGGCCGTACTACGATGAACCTATTGAGTTCGAGCGAATACTCAATTAGCTGCTCACCAATAGAAGCACTGTATGAGTACGGGTTATAAACCTCAATCTCATATGCCGCCTCATCCTTCTTAACCTCTAGCTCGCCTGTAGCTGCCGTAGAGGCTTCAACTCCATAGTAGGCGTATGCTGTGCCGCTATTCATAGTTATGACTTCTGAGGCTGTGCTAGATGCGTCTATCGTTGCATCTACTTTAGCTAAGAAGCTAGTTGGCCTCTGTGCCATATCGAGGGCTACATATACCTTATCGTCAGCATCGAAGCCCGCTATGGCTGTTGGGTCGTACCAGCTTAACAGCTTGTAGTGACCTACCGGGGCGATTAGTCTAAGATCAGTACTCATAGTCTCATCAGGAACCATGTAGTATGATGAGTCGAACGAGCCTTCTTTCTCTGCATCTGCCTTATCAACGTATAGCTGCTCAGCGTCCATAGCTACGATAGCCAGTCCACCAATAACGATACGGCCACCATTAGCTTCGGTGACTCCCTCGCCTAGTGTGAAGCCATAGTTACCATGACGTTCGCCGTCAACAGCGTCTACAAGCTCCACTTCGTAGGATGGCATCGTATCAACGACGTTCTTGAACCCGAAGTTCTTAACGAGTCTGACAGGCTGGAAAGCACCGATAGCAGACTCACCACTCTTAAGCGTAGCCGGTACGATTGTAGAAGATTGCAGGATTGGCGGTATTAAGCCTTGTCCTACAGTATTGCCATAGAAAGCCTTGTGCATGTCTAGAAAGCCATTCCACTGACTAGCTGACCCTCGACTGCCTTTACTCGCTCTGTCATACTTCATGTTAAACTCCAATCATGCCTAATTGCCCGAAGTCTGATGTTGGGTAAACGTCCTGAACGATGTTAACAGACTTGATAACTCGCTTAGTCTTCTTCTCGCCTTCGTCGCCATCTTCTACTGAGAACTTATCCCAAGCAGCCCAAACGTAATCCCAACCTCTAGTGGCTGGTGTGGTAATGGTTTGCGGGGTTCCATCGCTCTCTGTCTCGAAGCTCTGACCGGCGTTATCGGGTCTGTACTCGAAGTTGTAGGTTATGTTCCAGTTACCATCAGATCTTAGATCGCCTTGTAGGCCTGTGAAGGCTACTGAGCGTGCTGGCAATGATCGCCAAGTAGATGCGTTAAGCGTCCAAACTTGATCTAGCCTATCTTTGAACCATTGATTCGAGGCTACGTTACCCGCAACAACAGTCTTAGCTGTGATGGTTACAATAGCTTTGTTGATGCTCATCCCTTCCGGCATAGCGTCAACATGCTGCTTATTGATGCCACTCTCTACGCTAGTCGAGGCAGGCTTACCAGGCCGGTAGGTAGTCTGCTGATCTGAATACAGCTTCACATCTTCGATCGAAGCGAAGGAGAACGAGAAGCTAGTATCGTCTTCAGGCTCTTGCGGCTCTTGGCCGCCGCTATCGCTAGAATCCGGCGACTCCCAAGATACTGAGCCTTTAAAGACCGTACGCTCAGGGTCGTCTAGCATTGGCGAGACTGTGAACTTCGGCAGGATACAGATGTAGTTGCCTACCAAGATCGTCGGAGGTACGAAGCTAGTCAATGCAGATAAGGCTGCTTGACTGTCTACGTAGTCTACGAGTAGGTATTCCCGTGAGGTTGAAGCCTTTTCAGCTTCGTAGCTCACTTTACGAGACGATTGAGTTTCTTTGATATAAGCCATTGGTTCCCCTTTATGATGCGAAGCCTACTTCGGGCTGTTGCAAGTTCTCGATATTAGTATTGATACTCTTAAGCTCAGTTAGTTGGTCTTTCTGTACTTGATCTTTGCCTAGCTGACTAAGCACCGAAGCAGCAGAGAAGCCGCCAGTTGTGCCGCTGTCAGTTATTAAGGATTTAGGGGCTGCTGCTGCTGCTGCGACCTCTGGAACCTTTGGAGGCTCTGGGGTCTCAGGCTCAGGAACCGCCGCGACTAACTCATCGCGCATAGCCTTCTGTTCTCCTGCTAGCTCCTCGTTGGTCTTTTTAAGCTCAGAAAGCCATGTATCTGCTATGGAATCTGTTTTGGATTGTATACGCTCGTTTCTATCTTTGCCGATCTTAGCTGACTCTATGAGCATCTGCTTACCTGTAGCTTCGTCGATAAGTCCTACAGCGATTCCGACTTTGATAATCTTTTCGGCTATCCAGTCTACGCCTTTGCTCCAGATGTTCTGAATGGACTTTACCACGTCACGGAAGACTTTAGTTATCCTGGCTGAGAAGTCACGCCAACCGCCCCATATACGATCCAATGTCTCGAACATGAATCGCTGGGCCGTCTTCATCGCCATGGCTACAGCACCCTCGAAGTCGCCAACCTTAACAGCAGCCACGATCCCTTCCCAACCTACCTTCATCGAGTCCCACATCGCATCACTCCAGCCCTTAATCGAGGCGAATAAAGCCTCGAAGTCTACGAAGTACGCGATGAGTCCGATTATAGCAGCGGCGGCTAGTCCTATACCTATCACCATCGGATTGAATAGGACTCCTGCTACGGCTGATATAGCTGACATAGCCATCCCAGCAGCCAGTAGGATGCCACCCAAGGCAACTAGGCCGACACCGACAGCAGCAACGGCTATGACAAGCATTTTGTTGTTTTTGACAAACTCAATGACCTTAGCGATGATCGGCGTGATGTAGGTCGATATTCTTACGAGAGCAGGAGCTAGTGCGGCTCCAATCTGCACGACGACATACTTAAGCTGTGACTGTAGCCTACCCATTGCGTCTGTTAAGGCTGCTGCTGATGAGGCTGCGTCATCACTCATCGTGATACCGAGAGCTTCGGCCTCTGCTCTCAGGGCTGCAATACCTTCAGGGCCAGCTTGCAGCATGGGTAGCATGTCTCGGCCAGCACGACCGAAGACCTTCATAGCTAGACCAGCTTTCTTAGTTGGATCGGCTATGCCACTTAGTGCGGTCGTTAGCATCTCGAACTGCTGCTCTGGGTTAGCACCTTGGAAGTCCGAAAGAGATATGCCAAGCTCGTCTAGATTGTCGGTAGCGGTTGACAATCCACGGCCAGCGTCAACAGACATCCTAGCCATGCCTTGCAAAGCCTTATCCACTGATTCGAGGCTCGCACCACCTTGACCGGCAGCGAAGGCAAGCTCAGACAATGACTGGGCTGAGAAGCCTGTCTTGGCTCGCATCTTATCAAGCTGGTCTCCTGTCTTCGCAAACTTCAAAGCAGCAGCACCTAGCGAAGCTGATATAGCTGTTCCGGCTGCTGTAGATGCTACGCCTATCCCCTTCAGCTTTCGGGATATGTTCTTGATCGCTCCTGACATCTTATCTGTCAGGGAGATGGTTACATTGGCTTTTGTAGATGCTTTAGCCATTATCTCTTCCTAGTGTTAAGGTTGCTGAATAGTGTAGGGAATCTCTCGAATGTCTTATCCCTTGCAGGTTCGAGGTATGGCCTCGCTTTATAGTTTGCGTTCTTCCAAGCCATTGGCCACTTCTTAGTTTTGTCCATTAGCTTTCGTTGCTTTCGCGTCATCTGGTTTAGCGTGAGTGGTAGCATAACCTGACCTCTGCCGCCGACCTCTTGGAATACGTCACCTTGGCCTGAGAAGCTAGTCTTAGCTCCAGCACCCGGAAACGGCTTAGGCCCAATGCGGTATGTGTCTGGGTTGATCTTCTCTGACCAGATATTCTTTAATCGCTTTCCTGGTTTATACTTCGGAGGTTTACCTGGTGCAGATGGCTTAGTCACTTTCCAAGGTAGGCCAACAACCTTCTTGGGTTGCCCTGCTGGTCGCATACTGTTACGAGCGACACGTCGACAATAGAAAGCAGCACCACGAAGCCTATACCTAGCTTCTCGCTGTACAGACTTATTATAGTCTGATAGCCAGTTGCTAAAGGCTCCACGGCCTTTGTACTTTCCGACAGTCCATTCAGTTTTGACCTTTGCCATCTTACGACTCCTTAAAGTAGCCTTTTAGGGCTTTGATCTCATCGACTGTTGAGGACTTGTTAGTCTCAGCTAGGAACTTATGATAGTGTTCCATCTTTACCTTCTTAACCCCGACGAACGAAGCAGCGTAGGCAGTTGAGAACGCTAGTCTATCCCATGCTTCGAACTCGCAGCCATGACGCATGGCCATTAGCTGATAGAACTGGAAGGGCCGGGGGTCTAGCTTTAGAACCCCCGCCGATTCCCATATCACAGATTCGAAGTCTACTGGTTCAGATCGTCTAGAACCTTCTTTGCTTCGATTTCCATTGTCTCGCTGACCTTCTCGATCATCCGAGTCTTCGATGCGTCCAGAGTCTCCTGAGTCTTCTGTAGGCCCACTTCCACAGCTTCGATCACTGTTCTCATAGCTGTCTGTTTGTGAGCCGGTAAAAAAAGCACAACGGCCTCAATGAAGGCAGATGTTGCAGCTTCTAGCGTGTCTCCGTCGAATAGTGCGAAGAAGTCATCACCACTAATGTTCTGCTCTTTACGAGTCGACTCAGTGACTTCGAGAAGGATACCGATCAGGTTCATAAGGTCATCTTGGGCCGCCAGTTGAGCGAGCCAGTTGTTGTCCTTGCTGAACACGTCTGAGATATCAATCCCGAACTTCTGCTTAATGTCGATGTAGTTCTTGATGCTAATAGATAGCGTCCAGAGCCTACCGCTAGTGTCTTTGAATTGTGTCTTTTGCATCGTATGCCCCTTTGTGTTTATAGTTCCATGTTAAGATCGTCTTCGATCTCAATCATCTGCTTCTCTTCGATCTGCTTAGGCTGAATCAATTCTCTGATCTTGCCTACTTTAGTCACTCGATCTACGCCGAGTTCTTCAGCTACGTCTTCGCGAAGTATGATGGTCGCGGAATCCTTTAGCTCTAGCATCCACTGTAGCTCTAACATCATGTGTCTCCTATGAAAGAAATGGGGGCTACGATATTGCAACCCCCATTGAATCGACTAGGTTACGCCCAAACAGGGGCACCACCAGCACCGCTACCACTTTGCTTCGTAGGTGCGAAGCTAAGATTGATGGTCATTCCATCAGCGAGAGGTGCGTTAAGATCAGATGTGAAGCACTGACCTGTAAAGTAAAGACCGCTTCCTGATACGCTATCAAGTACGGCGATTGTCATAACGTCTCGATCAATGCACTTCTGAATGAAGGCTTTCGTAGTTGCATTGTAAGTAACTTCAGCGGTTACTTCAACTTCCAGCATAGCCGGGCAATACGTCTTGAAACGAGAAGCTCTGTCAGACATGTCTACTTTATCGACAGCGATCGTAACGTTAACGTCGCGAGCATTATCAATAGCAGCGAGACCGGCAGCAGAACTAGCGGGATCAGCTACAGTAGCCGACCAAGATAGAACGGCATCATAACCGACTAAGTTTAAATCTGGCATGGTTTACCTTTCTACGCTAGTGTTACCCAAGCTGGAGCAGTTCCAGCGGAAGCCGGTGCAAACGTGACAGATACGGTCTGTCCCTCAGCCAAAGGCTGTGCAATGTCATTAGAGAAAACGTAAGCATCGAAAGCGATGCCTTCGGTTGATGCAGCTACGCCGTCAGTGAATAGACCAACTAGAATCGAGGTTCTATTTAGGCAGGCGTTTCTGATCGTAGTTAAATTGGTATCGTTAACATCGTAGGTAAGCTCAGCAGAGATCTCTACATCTAGTCCAGCAGATACGAAGCCTTTAAAGGCCGATGATCTGTCTGAAGTGTCTGCTTTATCAGCACTGATGGTAACGCTCGCATCGCGGGCACCATTCAAAGCTGTGAAAGAAGCGACAAGTGTAGCGTCTGCTCCTGCTGTTCCTATAGCTATCGACCCGTCAAATCCAGTGCAAGCCATCTATGGCCTCCTGTTCTTTGTGGTTCGGTAATTGAAATTAGTAAGAGTGAACATAACCCCAGCTTCATTAACTGAAGTAGGATCAAAAAGCCCATCCATCTCGAAAGGTGGAACTAGGCAATAGTTAGCTTCTGCGGTTGTGATTTGGCGGTTATCAACTCTCGACAACCAATCCTGTATAGCCTCAGTCATGTCCAGGGCTGCTTCATAATCAGCATCGGTAGACACTGGATAGGAAAGCCCTACACCGACTGTGTAGCTCATATAGTCAGCACTTCTGTCCTGTTCGGCAGACTCCACGCCTTGTAGGGCAACGATGATCTTAGGAGTAAGACCTTTACGCTCTACACGAGGCAAAATCTGACGTTCAACGGTTGCAGTTCCGAAAGTCGTTTCGCTTAGCTTGGCTACTACGCCATCTAAGACAGCTACTGAGAAAGACATGTTATATCTCCTTCGTATGGACTCGAAAGACTGTAATCCCTGAATCGGTTGAGGTGCTTGAACCGTCACCATTGGCATCGAGAACCTCGAAGTTACGAGGTACGCCGTTAATGACTTCGGTGATTACGTCGAATCTAGCAGGCTCTACCTGTGTGCCATTAATGACATACGAGGCAGCTTCGATCAGATAGTCGCGGTTCTTCGTAAAGTGTTGCGTCCCATCTGATTCATAAGTTGCTGAGCCTGAAGATCCAACAGTAGCCACCAAAGTAGCCGAGGTGTTAAGACCCCGGCTAACAGTGATGGTAACTCCGAGAAGTTTCTTGTGTGCCAACCTAGCCGCGAGATATGCTCTTCTGGCTGGGTTAGTCATGATTAGGCTACCACTGCTTCTGCGTGTGTGATAGCGTCAGTCGTGATGACAGGAATTCCAGCAACATTGTCGACCAATGGAGCAGGTGCACCAGTTACGTTAGTTGCTGTTCGTGAAGAACGAAGGGCGAACTGTGACTTACGGTTCATGATGCAAAGATCAGGAGAGTGTCCAGCAGGGAAACGCTCAAGAGCTTGGTAGATCAAGTCGTCTGTAAGACCGTTAGAAGCGTCCAAGTTAGCGATACGGACAACGCTGTATAGGCTCCCAAAAAAGGCACCGAACCAGCCACAGCCTGGGGTGTAATATGCAGGGTAGTTCTTGCCAGTTCCGTCTAGTACGTTCTGAACCATAGTTTCGCCTAGCTCAACTCCGCTTTCGGTCTTGTAAACCAAGCCACACTCAGCCGAGTTACGGCGAAGCATGAATACAGATGAGCAAGCACCAACAGCAGAACCACCAGCGTCAACAACCATCTCATCAGCAACAGCGTCTAAGTTAGTGCTGTCGATAAGGCCATTGAAACCATCAGCGTTAAAGCTAGTTCCGTAGATCCACTGCTGCTCAAGATTGAACATAGCGGACTGAACGTGTCGCATTCCTTCGCGAGCAATGTACTGCTCACGTCCACCAGAAAGTCGTGAAGAATCAGCAACAGCTTTGTCGACCATCCAAGACCAATCTAAGATCTTGAGGTCGATAGTGTCAACTCGATCAGTCGAGTGATCGAAGTCACGTCCAGCGTTCTCGCTACGGAAGCCAGTAACAGGAAGCTGAGTCATAACGCTCTGCTTATGAACGATTCCGTTCGAAGCAGGAATAGCAGGAAGAGAAGCGATAACAGGAGCAGCAGCACGAACCTCAGAAGTCTCAAGACCAGAAAGATCGTAAGCATCTGCAACCATGTCCGCAACAGTTAGAAAATCATTCGCCATCAGTAGTGTTCCTTAAAATAGGAGGTAGAAAATAGGCTCCACACGGAAGGGAGCCAAAAGTGTGTAAAGTTACTTGATTGTTACCTTGAATCCGTTACCCTTTGACTCAACAGCTTCGCCGTTGTTGCCAGAGAGAGGCTGATCTTCGGTCTGCTCTGAAAGTTCGATCTGTGCGTTAAGTGCTTCGATCTGCTCTTTCTGAGACTTGATGTATTCAGCTTGAGCAGCTTGGAAATCCAAACCGTTCATGAAGAATTCTAGTCCTTCGTTCTTGCCGAAGTTCTCGATGTATAGTCCGAGTTCTTCTTTGCTGAAGTGTCCCTTTTCGACAGGTGACTCAGCAGCAGGTGAGCCGCCGTCTACGATGTCTTCAACTTCGTCGACTTCAGGTGCTTCTTCAACAGGAGCTTCTTCTTCGACGACTTCTTCAACTTCAGGAGCTTCTTCAACTTCAGGAGCTTCTTCAACAGGAGCTTCTTCAACTTCAGGGGCTTCTTCAGCAACAACTTCTTCAACAACAACTTCTTCAGCTTGCAGTTCTTCAACGATTGGAGCCACTTCGACTTCTTCGCTGATCTGCTCTTCTTTGTTAAGTTCCACGATTTGCAGTCCTTTTAGAGAGAGGAAATTAGAAACGAAGCCCAGCAACCGCTCTGGTTCGACTCCGAATAACGATTCAGTAGGTTTAACGTCAGACAAGCCTAATCCGTACTCAAGAAGCTCAACGGCCTTAGCTGCTGTATCGTCTCGATGGAACAAGCCATCAGGGTTAGCGGCAGGCTCATCGACAATATCGACGAATCGTAGCTGTCCCAATCTAACGTGAGGGTAATTATTAACATTCGCCGGGTCTGGCGAGGTAGGATTCTCAGCCGCAAACATCTCTTCTGACTCAGCGTCTCGCATGAAGCTAATAGAGGCTCCAAACGCTTCAGGGTCATCCTGTGCCAAGTCAATGAGAAAGCCAGCTAGGTCGCCGTCTGGAGTGTTGTGGGCTGCTTTCCAGAAGTGGAGGTCACCTCTGACTTTGCCATCTCCATCTGCACGATAGAATACTCGACCCAAGCCCTTGCTGAGTGAATCTCCGCATTGGTTAGGATGAGTGTAGCGGCTCTTGATGCCCTTCTTGGCGTAACCAAGTTCCGAGGCAACTTGAGCAACGAACTCATCGTCGACCCAAGCACCGTGACCAAGTGCTTCGCCTTTAGTGATAACTGCGAAGTTCTTGATGTATCCGGCTCCATACTCGCCACCTTTGCGGCTAATCTCTGGAGCTTGATCGAAGCCTCGAATGGTTGAGGCCCGGAATAGGGTAGGTTTGAGATATGTCTTATTCGCCATCTTCAGGCTCCTGTGGTTGTGGTTGGTCTTCTGGTTGATCCTCTGGCTGAGGTTCTTCCGTTGGTTCTTCTTTGACGGGTGCAGCAACAGCTAAGCCAAGCTCCTCAAGCATCTGCTTCTCTTCTGCCAGCTTAGTAGCAACGTCTACCCATTCGTCCCCGAAGCGTTCGCGTCTGATCTCTGTCCGAGTTCTTAGGCCGCCTTCGATTAATGCGAGGTCTGCATCGGCTTCCTTTTTGGTATCCCAGTATTGGAGACCGTCGGGAATCCAAAGCCAGTTCTTAGGATCGATCTCGAAGTTAGCGGGCAATTGAATCTCACCCTTTAAGATGCCGACTTTGAGCCGCCACATGAACCAATCGTTACGAAAGGCCACTTGACGTTCTCGGTCTTTCTCGCAACTCCGAAGGTAGAGAATCAAAGCTGTTCTCGAACCATTGAAGTTAGTGTAGCTTTCATCCCAGAAGCTATAAGGTATGTTGAGACTCTTGAGAGTCATCGAGATCATATCTTTCCAGAAGCCTTGAGTGTTGGCTTCAGGTGTAGCTGTCGAGAGGAAGTTAGCTGATTCGCCGGGATCAAGGTCTAATATCTGCGGGCCTTTGTCGAAGCTAACTGAGCGTGTTGGGTCACTGTCACCATCTTGCTCATCGTCGCCTAATCCGAATTGGGCATCTCGTGTAATCGAGAGAGCGAATAGCTGAGAGACTTTGGCCTTGGCTAGTGCGTAGTCATAGCTTTCGTTCAAGTCCATGATTGTATCGACTACAGCAGCCAACGGTGAGATGCCTCTGGTTTGATCGAAGCGATCCCAAAAGCCCATACCGATAACCTTCTTAGCTGAGACGTTACGCTCAAACTGGTAGTTATTCTCCATCCGCTTCCAGATGGCATATTGCTTATGACGGCCAGTAACGTCAATCTTAACTCCCTGAACCCAATTCTGTAGTGGGTCTTCCTGAGTAGTATCAGATGGAGTAACGCCGGACATCTCTCGAAGAAAGGTTGGCTGGCGAACACGATCAGACTCGATGGCCTGCAAGTAACCGCCACGCTGTCGGACACAGTAGACATCTCCATCAATCACGGCAGACGACTCTAGCATCCTCATGAAGGTACTTAGGTCATATCGACCGCTGATGTCAAATTGCTCTTTCTTCGATGCGTAGTTGTAGAACTCTCGAAGCGTGTCGTCTGTAGCCTTGTCGCCTGTGTTGGGCTGGAAGTTATGACGCACAACGAAGTCAATATGCTTGCTAAGAATCCAACGAGCAGCAACTTCGTTTCGTCGCAAGTCGCGGGTAGTAGCCTGTAGAGTCTTTCGATCTGTGGCTCTTAACTGCTTGTCTTCCGTTGTTAGCTTTCTCTTCTTAGGTTTGCGGTTGGTGCTTGTTGAGCCTGCTCCGTCATAACCGAAGTCTGTACTCTGAGAGTTTGAACCCCCGAAGTCGAGCGAGCCGTTAGCTTCATTTAACCAGTCCATTTTAGGCTCCTTAGCTTAGGTCGATTTTGTTGAATATGGGTCGTCGTGTCTTCTTCCCTTGCAACGTAGCAAGTTCAGCTTTAAGTGATGATAGTCGAGCGTTAACTGACTTCATGTCGAAGGTGGTAGTCTCACCGTCTACGGTTACCGAAGAAGCTCCAGAGTCTAGGATCTGCTCTAGGTTAGAGATGGCTTCTTTGATGTCTGCTTCTGATCTATTACTCATTCCAGTATCCACCTTTTTAGGTTACGCTGGGACTGATACCCAGTTCTGATAGTCTTTACCCACTTGCTGCCGTCCCATTTGAACTTGATGATAGCTGGTACCGACGAGCCTTTGTATAGTTCCCTGCCCCATTTGGACTTATAGTCGACGATGACTAAGTTAGCGTAGGTGAATGATGAAGCATTGGCTTTGATCTCGCCCTTCATCTTCTTGCAGGGGGCACACCATGAAGCACCAACCACGACGATTAGAGGCTTCTTCGATATCTCGCTGGATGCCTTAGCTGCTTCGTATGTGCTATGAAGCCCGGCAGGCGTGATCGAGGCGAGGACAATTACTGCTAATAGTGATCGGATCATCGTGACTGGTCGCTTTCTACGCAGACATTACCTTTCGTAATTGTCCAGCGTGAATCAGCCGAGAACTCAATCTCGACATCGAATTTGAATACTGAAACAGCAGGATCTAGTAACTCCGTTGCTGCTGTCGATAGTGATACTTCAACCAAGGTTCCTGTTGCACTCGTCGTAACACCTGTAGTGTCTTGATCGAGAATGATAACATCCTTGCTATCACGAATGGTGAAGTTAACTGTCT